CAGGGATCGCCGAGTTACCTTTCGATATACTCAGCGACAACGGATTCCCACCGTTGCCAGTCTAGAGCGTAATCAAAATGATCGCGCTCTGAGACACCGCGGCCCATCCAAAATGATGAGCTTCGGCGCTTTCGAACGTAGCGAATGGTGTCAGTTCTAACACCAATACTACATCCGTTAACCTCACCTTGCAGAAAACTCAACAACAGCCCGCTAGGGTTGTATATGAGTCGCTTATACCCGCGAGGACATAAAATGAACCCTTGATCTTTGATGCGAAGGTACTTCGTTCGGGGGATCCACAGTTCGTACAAGACGGACTGGGTATCCCTATTCCGAGGGAAGTGTTCACGCACAAATTCATAAGGTACATGTATGCCGGACGAGAGATCCTCATAAGGGGGCACGAAAAGCTTCACTTTTATCTCTGATAAAAGCAGTTTAATCGTATGCCTCAATTGGATCCCGCTTTTTGTCGAAAAGCGGATAAGTTGGTTAACTGCAACGTTAAGAGCCTGGGGGGTATCTACCTTTTTAATGTAGATACCCCTAATGTCAACTCCATTAAAGAAGTCGGCACCACAGGACTCTCTGAACGGACCTTCGACAAAGGTCTTTTCATCGTTAACGGTAAACCCAAGAGTGTTCAGAAGGCATATGACATCCGCCGTGATTTCACGCGGACATACTATGTCATCACCGAAAACACCCCAGAGTCTATCCGAGCCTTTGCCGTCAATAGGATTGCTCCTAAATCTGGCGGCGGCGATGACGATACAGGAGAAAAGGATAGTTTGCAACGGGAAAGTGAAACCATTTCCCATTGTAGAGACCATTCCGAGTTCTACTGTACCACGTCCTTTGATGTCGATAGATTTGCAACGATACTTTATCAGCTGATTATAAAAATCAGCAGGTAGAAAATACCGCAGCATTTCCAAAGACATCGAGTCCGATGCACTGCTGAGATCTATAGTTGATAGACCGTCAGTGATCGAACCAAGACGTGCGAGATCTCGATTCTTGAAGGGTTGACTCGACAGGGAGATACCAAATCTCTCGTTAAGTCTATCCTCAAGTATATGCGCGATACCCAACTGATAGAATGTATTCAGCGTGGGTTCGATACATATAACTCGAGATATCTCATCGTTCTTAGGTACAAAGCTTAGACGACTACTGCTCGTTATAGAGGCCTCTCCGTAGTTCTGGATGCGAATAATCTCCGCATTTGAGAATTCAGGGAAGCTTCGTATATAACGCTTGTACCAAAAGTACAGAGAAGGATCACTACAAGTTAGGCGCGATGAAAACAGCTTCGCATAGAAGCTGCCTCCGCTTGCCCCGATATTCGATCCTGGCCCCACGCGTCCTTTTTCAAGGATGTCGTAAGGGTGATCAAATAACGGAGCTCCACCTTTGCAGGTGGCGCTTGGCTTGTACCAAAACTCATATAGGACCTGTCTTAAGAGTCCTACAAGAGTCTCAGTCTTAGAGTTGTCAATTCTAAGAGTCCAGTTCTTGCAGCCTTCATTGACTACTAAGAACTTATTCAGGGCTTTGTCATCAGCATCTTTAGCAACGTTGCTAACCAATTTCTTGGTTAGCGAATTGCGGATACTGACAGCAAAGGTGTCCCTGACTGAGATCCCGGGGAACAGGGTATTGCTTTCGCAACACCCCGCCTCGGCGAGATCCTTCTGCAGCAGAGCGGTTAGCACTTCAGGCTTAATAGCCATAAAGAATGCCTCACTTTTCTCAGACCGTATACTCAACCGCCAACAGAACAGTCGGCGATTGAGGGCTTAACACCGTTCGAATGAATAGTGTTAGTCGCGAGATACCCAATGCCCACAAGCACGCAGCAAATAAGCAGCGTGCATATGAGTATGAAGGTTTTCAAGCAACGTTACCCGTGATAAGCGTATCGCCCAAATCAGCGCTCTCACCAGTGAGAACGCCGACCAGAAGCGAACACATAGCACGGATCTCAGCCGGACTATACGAGTCCGACCCAGCGGGGATGTCAAATGTCATACGACAGATGGCGACCGCCGGGACTCCACTAGCACAGTCCACACCCTTGCGGATGATGAACTTGTACTGATTGGAGGGAATGCTACCACGGAGCCCAGTCACAGGGTTCGGGGCCGGAAGAATCCGAGGATTCGCCGGCTTCGTGAACGTCATAGTGAAGGGCTTCGAGATAGTGTTGGCACTCACACCAGCTTGCGTCCCGCCAAGGGACGCAACAACATGCTGGCGTGCAACCGCGCTCGGAGCAAGGTCTGCGGACAGGTTATAAACCGGAGCCGTAAACCCAGTCTGAGCACCACCACCAACGGAAGCGGAAGGTGACCAAGTCATCTTTGTGTTTCCTTAAAGATAGGTGAAGACATCCTCAAGAGAAGATGTCGCGGATTGTAGCTCTATGAGTAACACCCAAGGCCGCTATGTTAAGCCAACGAAGGCTCGACACACCGGGAACCTTGAATTGCAAACCTGGTACTAATGAACCCTGATAGGATTCACGTACTTTGGTCTGACTACTCACAGAGCCCCCGATCCCAGGCTTTTGAGACAACATCGATCTTGTCGCCGCCGGGTTACCTGAAGGTGCAATGTCAACCTTTTCCACATCTACTTTGCAAGTAGTTGCGGTAAGGCTGCCGCGCACCGTCCAGTTAACACCAGCAGACGGGTTCGATGCTGCTTGAATTATCCCACCTATATTGGTGAAATAATCGACCAGGAAGGAGTAAGGGATTAACTCCCATACAGTTGGCACGAATGACGGAAAATTAAGACCGAGTATCGCAGATGTAGCACCGGAGTCCTCTGGAGTTTTAACACTCACAAGGCACCGGTAGCGAACCTGCGACTTCGACGAGATGTTCCGCCGCCAATGTATCTGACTGGACCCTACATTATCAACACCAGAGCTGGACGAGTCATTAGACGAGTCGGAACCGGACGCTCCCACGGTTTTACGTGGTAGGCGCCCGTTTCGTAACTCGCTTAACGCTTTCGCACCATCTTTAATGTCGCTAACTAAGGGTTTCC